CCCAGCGGCCTTCGGCCGCCCAATGATGTTTTCCAAAGAATCTCCTAAATGTTCTTTGGTAGAATCTTTGGTAGAATCTTTGGTAGAATCTTTGGTTTGTTTTTCATCTTTACCAAAGAATTTCAGTTTATTCAAGGACGATATAAATTCTATATGTGTAGTTGGAAACCGCAATATGAAATATTGTGCCAGCATCCCCTGTATCGTCTTCATCCTCGATGCCAGAGTCGATATCTGATTTTCCATCAACACATGTGTGACTCCCTGGAACTCCGCTGCAAACCCATCCATATGTTTCGCCATATTACGCCCGATAGTGATCAAATCCGTCTCACCCGCCGTCTTTTTCGCCGGACCGTCTGACAAAACGTCGAAACACCGATCTTTGAAAAACGCGTCCATTATTCCTAAAGTTTCTGATTTAGGGATCTTCGAACCGTTTGTAATTTTATATTTCTCGCATATTTTCATCAAATCCGCGATCTTCTTCTTCTTCAAAGATGTAGGTGAGAATTCCTTCTTGGGGATCAAAAACCCGTTTTTTAGAGAGTTCTTGGCGTGCGTTTCGCAATAAAATGTCGGCGATAAGTCTTGCGATAAGTCTTGCGATAAGTCTTGCGATAAGTCTTGCGATAAGCTTTGCGATAAGTCTTGCGATAAGCTTTGCGATAAGCTTTGCGATAAGTCTTGCGATAAGCTTTTGGAATATTTCGCCACTTTGCCGCACAAAATATCCGCATCCGTCTTGCGTTTTTTCGTCTTTAGACACGAGCACGTGCGAACAACGGTCGGCGTCGTGTCCGTCGGATCATCCATCAGATTTATCACTGACCAGTTCGTGATATTTACTTTCGACAGGTCGTTGGTCTCAGGATTTTCCACGGTGAACACGCAAAATGCCATATTCTTGATCCCGATATCAAAGCTGATGATTTTCTTCGTAACCATCGTATTAGTAATATTAATATATATCCAAATAATTCTATATTAATTTAGCAAAATAATAACCAGAGTCTAACACAATCTAATGTAAATTATATAATCGATTGTATATATATACAATGAGACTAACTGATTTGTGCACCCCCGCATTCATATATTTCCTGATTGGTGTAGTCGGATTGGCCGCCTCACTATTGATGGGTATGATTTCTATTCCACTGTCATTGATTGAAATGATATTCATTGTTATCTGGACCTGGTTCTTGAACTTCTTGTGCTCAAAGAATTACACCGGCATTTCGTGGTTTTTGGTTATTATACCATATTTGTTTATGCTATTCTTAGTCGGAGTTATATATGAATCGCAACACCATATCGCCGACAATTTGATGTTAGAACTCGGGAAACAATAGTAAATGTAAAAAAGTGTAAATATATAGCAATAAGACTATATATTTATATTGTATTTATATATTGTATATGACGAGGTCCATGCGAAAAGCAAAGTCCATGCGAAAAGCAAAGTCCATGCGAAAAGCAAAGTCCATGCGAAAAACCAAAAAAAACAAAATGTTTGGAGGAGCTATTAAAACGCAGGATGGCACAGATTATTCTGAAAAACAAATTACCATAGCCAGACCGACCGAAAGTAGTTTATCTACTAGTATGAAGTTTAAAGACTATTTTTATGAGTTTAATAGTAGCTCTTACACCACTCCAGTAACGTTCTCATTTAATGATGATGATACAAGTGATAAAAAAACATGGTTTCTTATTAAAGAACCAAATAAATCCACAAAAGTATTAGAAACACATATAATATCATTCGATGACAAAAAATTATTAACTGACGATTTATCACAAACGAATAACTCTGCTTCTTCTGTTACTAATGCTGCTGCTCCTCCTACCAACGAAGTTTGGGTAATTAATGATAAAAACGTGGTTGCTGTAACGGATTATCGTAAAACTGCGTATCTTATATTTAGGTATATTAAAAAAAATATAAATCAACTACAAGCAGGACTAAGCACTTTTATCGGTTATAAAGATGGTAAACTAACTGTTTATTTTCCTACAACAACTAATTTCAATAAATTTAGCAAACTTTCTGAAGATACAGTATCCAAAATGAAAAATTTATTTGATACGTTTAGACAAGAATATCGTGATACAAAAACTCCACCAGAAGCATTTACTATAACTGACGATATAAAAGGTAATACAGTTTCTGTGATTGCGACTGATCCTAGTTTGGCTCAATTGGTAATAGGAACTAAACGAGTATTAGTATCAGACAATAAACAATCGTTATCTACATTGGCCTAAATGTCGACATTGTCGGCATAATGTTCGCATTCATCCCCTGAACCACCGGCGCCACCTTGCGCGCGTTCAGCTGTTCCCTCGTCAAATACAGCTGTTTCAAATCGCTGTCTACGTATCCCTGCGGCTGTGCTGTGTCTTGAAACGACGAAAACGTATACGGCGAGTTTTTGTCCCCAGAACTCACAGGCGGGATCGAATACCCCGTATCATTCGCCGTTTCGACGAAATTGGACTTCATAATGTCGTCCGCGTTTTTCGTCAAATATTGGCGATATTCCCAGTTGTTTTTGATCCTATTGCTGTTTATTAGGTCCTCGTTCAACTTCGATTCGGGTTGCCAGGATGACACTAATGATCGCCCATCGGACATCATTGGCGGGAATTCGGGATAGTTGGTATTGGTCTTGTATCCCAAAGATGATTTCGGAAGTGTGACTGTTACTGGGGGATATGCGGTTTCCAAAGATAAATATGACGTCGTGTTCGCAAACATTATATATTTTATGTATAATATATAATATAAAATATATAATATATAATATAATAACAGACAAGTCGCGCGATTACAGACCCAATAACTGTAGGAGTTCGGCCTTTTTCATCTTTGATGCGTCGGTGACTAACCCTTTACTGATAGCGAGGGCTTTTAGCTCTTGTATGCTCTTTCTTCGGTAATTATCTTTGGATTCCTTTTCCGACGCTAAGGATTCCGACGCTAAGGATTCCGACGCTAAGGATTCCTTTTCCGACGCTAAGGATTCCGACACTAAGGATTCCTTTTCCGACACTAAGGATTCCGGTGTTGCTTCATCAATACAAATTTCGATGGTTTCGATTGTTGCTAAACATACATTTTCTGCTATATCAGCATTTCCTTCTTTTATATCACCTAAATCCTCGAAATTCAGCTCTATCTCACATCGTGATTCATTTGATAATATCACCATTTTGCCGTCATTCAAATCGTCGTCTTCTTCTTCGTCGTCCGTGTTAGACACTTCCGAACTACTGTCTATTTCATATTTCGGTTCGACCTCTACTTTTACTTCGACTTCGACTTCGACTTCGTCGTCATCCACTATACTGTTTACGTCGGTTTCGTCCGAGTCCGAATCGGATTCGTTAAGTTCCTCGAATGTGGTCAAATTAAACTGCGGTGGCATAAACTGCTGCGGTGGCATAAAATGCTGCGGTGGCATAAAATGCTGCTGTGGCATAAAATGCTGCTGCGGTTGGTTCATTAACTGGTTCACAACCACATTTTTAATAGAAGACAACTCTTTGACAATATTATTTATAATCTCAAACATCGTTTCGTTCTTCTGTTCTAGCGCCGTGATCCGCGATTTGAAATGATATATCAGCAATAATATTAACACAAATGTTATTCCTAAACTTATGAAGAAAAACGTTTCTATGAAATTGAATAGTTTCATAATTATTATTATATATTTACTATATTTATATCCTATATTTTGGCCGCAGTCGGTCGGAAATTGTAATATAAACTATATAAAGTATATATAAAGCATACAATGGATACTCAAGCGAACGATTCTGACAAAACGATATCGCCTATGGCAAAAACAATATCGCCTATGGCAAAAACAATATCGCCTATGGTTGCCTCAAAACCTGTGTCTCTCATTCCATCATCCTTTCCATCTATAAGCGAAATCACGCACAATAAAACATATATAATCATAATCGCGGTGTTGGTTCTTTTAGCCGTTTTAGGAATAAATGTGGTCCTGTTTTCCGAAAACATATTGACCTACATTTGGCGATTTTTCAAAGACGTATTAGGTATTTTAGGATATTCCGCAGGAACGGGCATCGATATTGCGGCGAATTCTACCAAAGATACAGCGAAAACGGGCATCGATATTGTAGGAAATGCTGTGGGGGATGTCGGTAAACTTCTTAAAAAAGGGTCCACCGCGCAAAAAGACATAGCTTCAGATGACATTGACAAATCGATAAATTCTGGCAAAAAAATGCTTGGACTACACGACGCCGACGCAACCCCGGGTGATAGTCCCATACAGAATCCCATTTCCGCTGGTAAAAACCAGTGGTGTCTAGTGGGTGACAAAAACGGCGCGCGTGACTGCGCGTCGGTCGATGAAGCCGACAAATGTATGTCGGGGCAACTATTTCCCGAAAAAGCAATGTGTCTGAATCCGACATTGTCGCAGAATAAACCGATCCCTCCATCATAGATATCAACTATATCAATTGTATAAACAGAATAAATATTACTTATTCTGTTTATATTATATAGTAATCAGTCCGTATAATAATGCTATACATCCTCCGATTACAAAGAAATCGCATATTCGTTTATTATAACACATCCGTTATATGCGATTCTTTGGAGGACATAAAACGTGAATGTCTGTTTTTATATGATTTTACAAAGAAATATCCAGTCGAATCCATCACCGAAATAATACCGAACGCGACGTGCGACCAGACAAACCAGATCGTAAAACAACAAATGATATTACACGGCGTCGAATATGTGCGCGGTGGATCATACACGGATATCGAACTTTCCAAAGAACAGATCGCCGTTATTAATGCGGAAATATCATATAATATTCGCGCAACCAAAACCGAAATAATGTTGGGATTATACAACGAAATCGCCGATGCGTCCGTCGAAAAACAGTCGGAAATCAAAGACAGTTGGTCCAGATATATGGCGCTCAAAGAACAGCATAACGGATTAGTGTGTATACCCCAACCTAGTGATAAACCCCCTATTATACTGGACTGTGAATGGTTATATGGCGAACTCGAATGGATGAAAACACAGTTGACGGATCAATTAATTCATGGTATTTCCAAAGACGGTAGTAATAGCAATAGTAACAACGTCGCCGACTTCCAAAGATATATGACTATTGTTCCCTATATCAAACGCCTACCTTCGATCGCCGAATCGATCCGCGTTAACAACAACGCTGATCCGTTCGATTTTCGCAAAATATTTCGACCGATGAATACTGCGAGTTCCAAAGAAAACTGGCCATACAAAGACGACGAACCGCAGGCCGAACTAGACACATATTTATTGGAATACGACTATGACTCCGAAGGAACGCACGCAGATGACTTCGCGATATTCGTAAATAATCCGCAATTCATATTCGATTCGTATTTTGTAACACATCGTTGGACATCATTGGACCATCCAAAGACTGCGAAATTCATACTCCACATATTTGCCATTATTCAATACTATTCCGGCTATGTTCGGAATTATTTAGCGGAACTGGATCACGATATTTCGCATTTCGCATTCATAACCGATATGAAATATGATCAAATTCCGCCTACTGTATGGGGGGATATTTACAGCGAATTCATCGACAAATATTGGTGTCTGGCCAACTATGACGTGTCGGCCAGTCCAAATGCGGACGGGACGGCGAACTTGGCGAATGACGACACGTTATAATTCGCCGCGGGTTGTGACAGTAACAGACAATTCGTTTGAACGTTTTGGTTGGCCATTGATAGGTTACTGAAAACGCCGGTCTGTATACCACCCGTTGTATATATTATTGTCGGCAATTGCTCATAACTATATGTATATGAAACTTGGACCGAATAATTGTAATTAGAACAGTTGGGTAGTGCGATTTGCGTGTTTATATTGCCGACGTATTGGACGGCATAGAAATTATATGCCGGTTCTAGATTCAAATCGGACAGGTAAAACGTCATTGGTTGTAAATATATACTGTTTCCATTAATGTCGGTGTTGGAATACGTTTTTGTATATACCACGTCGGTGTTATATAACACAGTTACTATGAACGATTCGATTTTGATAGTAATCGGCTGTTCGCCTAATCCCAACTGAGACTTGGTCTGCGGAGATACGAACCCCTTTATCCATATTGCGACGGGGATATTCGCGGTGAATGTATAGGATGATACTATATTACTGTTATTAATAGTTAATACGCCTATGTTAGTATCCGTCGTTATTGTTATTATTTTGGTCACGTCGCTGATTATGTCTATTGTTATTGTCTCCGAATGAGCAGTTAAAAAATAGATTTCATTCTTTGTGAGCATATTAAATGTATAAACGGGGACGGGTGGTAACGTCGAATATGTCCTGACATTTTTATTGCGATTGTATAGTGGAACCGTCGGATCATATTGCATAATCACTGGTGGTCCCGGAATGCCACTGGCGGATGATAATGTGGGTGCCAATGATATCGCCGCACAGGTAGGAATGGGATTATTCGCCATATTTTGTAGGGTATATTGCGAATATAGGCCGACCGATGGTTGTGTGTTCAATCGCGACCAATTCTGATTTTGGGTTGTGCCGTTCTGCTGTGAATTTTTATCGGCGTATTTCAATATTTCGACCTTTCGTCGCATATCGAGCTGCGATTTGCTGTATAATAATATTGGATTTCCGTTCGAATCTGTGATATTTATGTATGGTGAAACTACACCAGCGCGTGGTTGCGGGATTGACCATAATGCTCTCAACTGTTGCTGTTGATACTGCGAATTACATGTGGTAGGCGTTGGCATAATATGATATATTATATCATATTACTATTTTTATTATGACCATTTGATGTTCGGTTATATTTTGTTCGTATACCACATGTTCGCAAAGTAGTATGGATAAGCCGAACTGGTTGCGTCTGATATGAGAGAACTCAACGACAAATTTGGACCGCCGATCACGATGTTGTTGATGTCGAAAACGCTGATCGCCGATGGATAATATCGCAAATTCGATAAACTGCCGACGAAACCGCCGTTTTGACATACTTGAACATCGTAGTAATTCTGACTCGGCACAGAAATCATTTGATGTCTGCCGGCGATCGTCCCGTTGATATAGGTGTCGAGTATCGTGTTTTCCATACGAATTACGACATTGAACCATTTATTCAGGGGGACGGACGAAACGTCGACTATGTCCGGAAGTCCTTTGGTGGCATTGTTATTGTCCATTACAATATGGAGATTGATTGCTCCACTGTCGCCATTTACAATATATAATCCCGGACCATTGTTAACATTCGCAATGCCGTTGTTTACGTCACCGGTGGTTGCGTTGTATTTATTATCGCCTTTGTTGAAAACGTGTTGATATTTAATGCCAGTTGTTTTTCTGGATGAATAATCGTTGGTTCCTGTGACGAGTAGCCAGACGGACCATGTGAACTCCAAACCAGTGTCCTTATTATTGGATCGCAAAATAGTCTGTGAACCCTTTGCTTTTGGATCCTGCGGAATGGTCTGACCCGCATTACCGGGAATCATACCTAATATAAGATACGGATTCGATTGAGGGGACGTTATATATCCCAACGTCTTTATTCCTAAACTAACACAAAACATGAATGCGATTAGCACCAAAATAATAAACACGAATTTGGCAATAATACTATTCGAGTTTACGAACTCCGTTGCGCCAGAAGCAACACCTTGTGATGAAAACCCGGAAACCACGTTACCGATATTGCCACGGATGTCGGAGATTCCGTTCGATATATTTTCGCCGACACTACCTATTTTTTCACCGACATTGCTTGCTATACTACTGGCTTGTTGACCTATATTTCCGGCCGTGTTTCGCGCGTTATCCATAAATTCTGCCATTATTATATATTATATTATTATTTTGTTGTTGTTTGTTGTTAGTTGTTTGTTGTTTGTTGTTAAAACAACGTGAATGTATTCTGATTGACATTGTTCTTCAATAAATCCACGTTCACATTGTATGAATCTGCTTTACTCGTTGCTCCTGAACCGGATTGGTATGCCGTCCAAGCTGCTTGCGGTGACAGCGGACTATCTTGAAACGTGAATGTTGTAATTTGCCCGTCCCATCCAGAGCCCAGATTGACAGGACTGGTGGTTCCATCGGACGGTGTGGTCGGTAGATTTTGCATTTTGACCGATTTGACCAGTTTACCGTTAATATAGAAATCGATATATTGGGAATCCACGCTTATTGCTATATATGTCCACGTTTGTAGGGGGAAATTGGGGGTTAGTATATATGGTTGATAACCATCTGCAGCAGTAGATTCCGGAATTTTGAAATACAGTATCGGGGAATTTGCATCTAAATAAAGCATCATGACATTGGTCTGATCGGATGCTCCGGCAACAGCTGGCGTTCCTGGTGTAAAACCTGCGTTATAATTGCGCCAAAATACTGGTTTATCACCAGCAGACCACGTATTCACATACAACCACATGCTATAAGTGTATCTATACGACGTCGCATTTTTGTCGATCGATATTGAAGGATTCGACGATTTTAGGTTCACCTTTTTCGCTAAAGTCGTGGTATTAGTCGTGAAATATTGATATAATAAGTATACTAATATAATTACAACAACTGCTAATGCCACAACAGTAAAATCCATCTTTCTATATTATGGTTATGATATATTATTCGATAATTTGATATATGAAAAATCATTTATTTGTATATTTGCGCTAAATTCAAATATACAAATGAGACCCGTTTCCCACCTCTATACATCTATTATAGTATCGTTTGCGTCGTTTGGACCACGTCGTTTTTGACCAACGCCACGTCTACTGTGTATGTAGTCAACATATTCGCAGTTGATGCGTTGTTTGCCTGAGTATATGCCGTATATGCGGCCTGCGGAGACGTGGCATTTGGCAAATAGACCAAATTGGCAAGAATGGCGTTGTATACATTGGTGGCAATTTCCGATCCGACAATAACCGTCGCTGTTTTCGTTCCTTTGACAATACTATTATAACCAGATGTAACATATCCCGAACCTACACCGACTGTTTTCGCCGAATCTAATGGTATATTTATATCCGTTTTCACCGATGTTATTAACTTACCGTTTATGAAAAAGTCGATGAACTTATTATAAACAGACAGGGTTAAATACGCCCAACTTTGGATCGGCAGATCGTTCAACAACAAATACTTGGCATTTGATGGTTCGTTCGTTTGTATGTATATACTGATTAATCCGCCATTCATCTGAATAAACAGATTGAACAGACCTTTTCGTGAGAATATATAATATTGGTTTTTCGGGGTTTGATTGAAATTCGCATTGTCTTTTAAATAAAGCCAACAACTCATAGTATAACTCGCGGTAGGCTTTCCCGGTAAAATAACAGGTTGATTTTGACCTATCAAATTCGCCGTTGTTACCAAAGAATTCATAGTAAGCGTGTAATTGTATAAAATGTATATTAGGACGACCACTATAAATCCTAATACTATAAATAAAAAGTTCATATTTGAAATATATTCAGATATATATTTCGAATCGCGCGATCCTGTTATAGTTACAGTATCGTCTGAACCCCCGCCACTGTTCCGTTTTTAGTGAGCGAAACATCCACCGTGTATATTTTCAACGGATTATCGGATAGCGACATATTATTTAATGCTAAATATGCGTTATATACGTCACTCGGTGTGGAATATGTCGGCAAATATGTCAGTCTTTCAATATACGCATTTATACCACTACCTAATGTGACTATCGTTCCACTTGTCTTAGTGGTTGTCGGTAACACATTGGAACTGATCAGTTTGCCGTTAATATAGAAATCAATAATTTTGTTATTTGCGCATACTGTAATATAAGACCATTCGCTCAATGGCACCTTATCCATAATTGTATATGACGGTGATACCTTAACTGCTGTTAGAGGATTACATTGTAATGCCATCGACGGTGTCAGGGTTATGGTGAAGGTTGGCACAGACAATATAGTGCCGGATTTCTTATTATCTACTAAATATAGCAGAAACCCGTAGGTATATACGCTGTTATTGGGTTTTACTAATGTGATCGTGGAATTAGAACCGTTTAAATTCGCATACTCCGAAAGGTTTGTCGCAGGTGAGAAATAGTTATATAGTGCGAAAATTAACACCACTACTATAACTGCCAATATTAATAGCGTAAAATTCATCGATGGTCGTATATATTAGATATTAGATATTAGATATCGTTAGACCAAGGTTATAGTATCGTCTGCGTTGTCATCACTTTGTCATTTTTAACCAACGACACGTCCACCGTATATGCGGTCAACATTTTATATATATACATAACGCCGCTATTCAGTCCGAAATACGAATTATATACTTCAATGGCGGAAAAAGCATAGGGAAAATACGTAAAAGATTGAATATACGCTGGCATTTTACCGAGTCTTATATTGGGGTTCGGATATTGCGTTATCTGTTTGACGCCGGTTTTCACCGAATTCGTCAGTTTGCCGTCAATATAGAAACTGGCAATTCCCGCGCCGTCCATCGTGATCGACACATATATCCATTGATTCATTGGAACGCTTTCTAGGACCGTGTATTTCATGTAGGAGGCATTATCTAATTGGTAAAACATACCGTATTGGTAGGCAATATAACAGTCCAAACTATATGTATTAAAACTGGAATCATAGGTGGTTTTGTTTACTTTTTGCATAGTTAATGCGATTACATTATCACTACCACTATCACCGGTCCCACGTATAAATATTTTGTTCATGTCATTCAGTTGGGATGCGGTCGTAGGTGCGACATATATCAACAAATTATACGTATATTGCGAAGAACGTGGCTGATATGCGATCGGAATAAGGGAACTCGAGACATCCAAATTTACATATGTAGCGAGGGATGTTAATTGAAACATCGTTACAACATAAACAATGTATATCAATATAATTACCAACACTCCTAAAACCACAAATGTAAAGTTCATATTATATTATATATACAATATAAATATATTGGGATAATGGAATATTGGAATAATGGAATAATGGAATAATGGTGCCTATATTTACACGGACAACGGCGGATTACTATACTGTAAAACATTATAAGCATTCACGATTTCCATATTGGTAAGAGCACGAGTATAATATATTACACTACAAATCGACCCCGCCAGTCCGTTATTCTGACCTACGGAAATCTGATCGTATATTCCATATACGGGCAAATTCGTCGAATAATCGAACGATCGCACCAGCTCACCATTGATAAACAAATCGGCAATATTATTATTATAATTGAATGCGAATTGGTTCCATCTCTGAAACTGGATCCCCGTTATTCTGGCACGACACGCTTTTGCGTCGTCATCTTGACTCGACGTATAAAGGAGACTCGTTGGTGTCGTAAAATAAACTAAATACGTATCTAAATTGTTCGACGGGTCGGTGTAATATGTGATCGTGGGTTTCGGCAAGTTTACCGAATTGTTGGTATTGTTATATTCGAATACGGTTTGTTCGATATGCGTCGTGCCTGACTGCGAATTCATATATATCCACATTGTAATCGCGTAGTTCCGATAATAGTCGGACGCTTGTTTCTCGCTGGCACTTCCGCTTACCACATTCCCGGAAACGTCGTAATATGTCGGCTGTTTTATCATCGGGATATTCGCCCCCGTTATTAGTTGTATTTTCGAATCCAAGAACACTGGGTCTTTCAGCAGCGGTATTCCGTTACTCTGGGTTAACCATTTCACCAGATATGGCCAATAAACGTATATCAATATTATTATCAACTCCAATATAAAGAGAATGAAAACGATATTGGGTGTAATGTGAAATTGGCCTTTCAACCATTCGATGAAATCGGAAATCAAACACGGAATGTAGAACAGGAAATTCGCGATGAATCCCGACCACCCTTCCAATTTCACGAAATAGTTGATAAATATATTATAAATGATTGCTAAACCTATGACAATTATTAAAAACAACATTAAATTCGTAATAAACATAACGAGTGCCGACTCGGTCGTCGTTAAATATTGTATTAAAAAGATGAAAAATGACAAAGTTATTACTATAAATGCGTATTTAAAGAAAGTGCCGCGTGGCATGTTCGACAGACTGGAAATGACCGATCCCATATTGACGCTTGAACTCGAAGTGAATGTGAAATATAGGAATGCGATGGTTAGCGGCACTATTATGGTTACTGAATAAATATATGCTTTGGTTCCTAGTGCCTTTGGATCTTGTATTGCGTAATATAATATAAACGACACGATCGTCAATACTATCATTACCGGTAGAAACCGTAGACTGGATTTGAATATTTTGTTTGATATATCCCGTATACCAGCGGTTGCTGTTTTTGCTGTATTCATTCCGATTTTGGTTGTTCCTGATATAGATATATATTAATATTATGTTATTCATTATACCGATAAATCAGAATATCCGTCCATCTATCCGTCTATCAAAGATTCTCCATCGTCGTCTTTTCCCCGTGACATTCGCGACATAATGCGACTAAATTGTCTATATGATTGCTGCCGCCATATTCCAGCCTCATTTTGTGGTCAACCTCGAACCACGCCGTCAGCTGTTTGTCGCAGTGCCCGCATTTCCAGTTCTGCCTCGATGCGACGAACTTCTTCTTCGTTTCGCTGACGGAGCGTTTCGTGGCTTTTTGTCCATTTGCTACCATATTTTTAAGATTGGTTCCACCCGATTGCGTGAGCCTATGTTCCGACGATTGACGTTGTGTCATTTGAACCGGCATAGCTAATATAGGATTATCGATGTCCCCGCCGCGATCGAAGATCGCGTTACTAGTGCTTGTGTCGGAGAAACTGTGTTTGCTCGTGAAATCCAATATCGGTGATAACATACTGGCCGTCCCACTGTCGATCGGCATATACTTAATATATTCGTTCGTGGTCGATATGATCTGGTTGGCACGCAGCGGGTTTTTCCGTATGAGCCAAAGAAGGACGAATGCGCCGACCACGATGCCCCCCATTTGGTAGTATTTCTTATATGATAGCATCTTTTTGAGGAATCGACCATCGGTGTAAATATTGGCGATAATACACGCGACGACGATAAATAGTATTATTTCGAAGCGCATACGAAACTTCTGGTATATAATATTAATGGATTATATAATTGATATTTTATTGAACTGTGCGCTAATTGAGCCAGTAGATAAAAAGGACGAGAACCAATATTATCACCAAATGAACAATGTGATTCTTCTCCGCAAATGTCTGTTCGATCAGCGTCTTTTTCGCCAAATACGCGCGATTATAATTCTCTAAACCCTGATAAAGCGTAATCTCGGGATTACCGGCGATCACGTTGATTTTATTATGGATGAAATGGACCCATCGCATGAACGATTCGCGGCAGTCTAAATACGGCGTGACGGGGTATTTATCGAGCATTTCGGCGAATCGGTTGCCCATTGCCTGGTCCGGAATGAAAAGCGGGAAATTCTGGATCAGGTCGTAATATTTGCGTTTGGTGGTTGCGGTCGGGGTTCCGGGGTAATGATACGCGATAGTATGTAGGAAAAACCAGTAATGCGGGCCCCACGTTTCACTACTGTGATTTCCGTTTTGTTCTAATGGAATCTTTGAATCTGGGTTATCCATAAAGTATATAGAAACAACGCAATATATTTATAGAGGTTTTAACTTAACAGTTATTAAAATATGAACAAATATAATAAATATGAGGATATGACCGGAAATACTGTATTAGGCCAAAACCAAGGCCGACCCAAACAATATTGTAATAATTGCGGGAATTCGGGGCATATCCTGTATCAGTGTAAAATGCCGATTCTGAGTATCGGTATAATCGCGTTTCGCTGGAACCCGACTGGTCGAGTATACGAATATTTGATGATTCGCCGCAAAGATACGTTCGGATATGTCGATTTTATCCGCGGTAAGTATACGCTGGATAACAAAGAATATATTCTGCGTATGTTTCGGCAGATGACGGTCGATGAGAAGGCGCGGATAATGAGCGATCCATTCGACGTTTTATGGCGGAATCTTTGGGGGAAGGCGAAAACGAGTGTTCAATATCGCGCGGAAGAAACGGGATCTTATATGCGATTTCGGCAGTTGGTTGAAGGAACGACGGAAAAAGGAACGACGGATAAAGGCACGAAAGAAGGAACGACGGAAAAAGGCACGACGGATAAAGGCACAAAAGAAGGCACGAAAGAAGGAACGACGGATAAAGGCACAAAAGAAGGCACGAAAGAAGGAACGAAAGAAGGAACGACGGATAAAGGCACGAAAGAAGGCACGAAAGAAGGCACGACGGATAAAGGCACGAAAGAAGGCACGACGGAAAAAGGCACGAAAGAAGGAACAAAAGAAGGAATGAAAGAAGGCATGGAAAAAGGAACGATAAAAGATGGTTCTGTCAAAGATGGCTCTGTCAAAGATGGCTCTGTCAAAGATTGCGTTTTAGAAAAAGGCGCCATAGACAAAGAATCCGGCATCAGATACACAATGGCGGATCTAATCGCCGAATCCAATTTAAGCGAAACTTGGCAAGAACAAGAATGGGGATTTCCTAAAGGCCGGCGAAATACACAGGAAATGGATTATAATTGCGCGCTGCGTGAAATGACGGAAGAGACCGGATTCCCAACATCGATGCTGAGCAATGTTCATAATATAATGCCATTCGAAGAGACATTCGTAGGATCCAACAACAAACAATATAAACATCGATATTATTTGATGTATATGGATTACGGGAAGAGTCTGGGGCACGGAGGCAATTATCAGCGCGATGAAGTGAGCGGTTTGGATTGGTTTTCATATGAGGATTGTTTGGCGCGTATTCGGCCGTATAATGTGGAAAAACGGGAAATGTTGCGGCAGGTTAATACGACGATTACGAAATATGGGCTTTATATTTAGAGGAACCAAATAAAAATATGTAAGGGCATTGAAATAGTGGGGGTCTAAGCCGAAGGCGCCTTCGGCTAAGAAAATCGCATTCGCGATTTTCGATAAGGGGGCGTAGGTGAGCCCTTCGGGCTCACTGAACCCAATAAAGAATAATGAACTAGTTCATTATTCTTTATGGGTAATTACCAACGTATAATTCGAACTAGTTCGAATTATACGTTTGGTTG